ATGTTGTATGTTTCTTCTTCTTGACCGAACTTGTAGCCATAGTTTTGTGACTCAAGACCAGTTGTTTCTCTAATTAATGAAGAGGTTACTAATGAACCATGCATTGCTGAGAATAATGCTCCACCAAACATTCCAGCTACGCCAGCCATGTGGAATGGGTGCATAAGAATGTTGTGTTCAGCCTGGAATACAAACATGAAGTTGAATGTACCAGAGATACCTAGAGGCATTCCGTCAGAGAAAGAACCCTGTCCAAATGGATAAACTAGGAATACTGCAAAAGCTGCTGAAACTGGAGCTGAGTAAGCTACACAGATCCAAGGCCTCATTCCGAGTCTGTAACTAAGTTCCCACTGTCGTCCCATATAAGCTGAGATACCGATGAGGAAGTGAAATATGACCAATTGATATGGTCCTCCGTTGTATAGCCACTCATCAACTGTGAGGGCTTCCCATATTGGGTAAAAGTGGAGTCCGATTGCGTTTGAGCTTGGAACGACTGCTCCTGAGATGATGTTGTTTCCATATAAGAAAGAACCAGCTACTGGTTCACGAATACCGTCAATGTCTACAGGAGGAGCTGCTATGAACGCAATTATGAAGCATGTCGCTGCTGTAAGTAGGCAGGGGATCATTAAAACACCAAACCAACCAACATATAATCTGTTGTCTGTTGATGTTACCCACTTACACAGGGACTGCCAGCCTGCTAACAACTCGGATTGATTCCGACGTTGTAGAACTGATGTTGCCATAATAGTCCGTTGTATTGAATATAAAAAAAGCCATCCGAGATGACTTAACATAACTATACAATACAGATGTCTTGAACTCGTGACATTAAAAAGAGGGCTTAAACCCTCAATTTTACTTTGCTAATCAGGGATTAGACAGATGTTTTCTTGTCTTTAGTTTTAATTTCGTAGTGATAAATAGAACCACGATAGACATGTGTATTTTTGCCAGGTACAAGAACTAATTTTGAATGATCCTGATCCTTCTTTTGATAGGCAACACCACGATAAGTAAGTTTTTTCATAGGTTATACCCTGTAGACAATATTTAATATAACATTTTTGTAACAACCGCTACCGTTTGTGAAGATACATTAAATCTTAAGAAAATATTAATATATCTTATATATAAAAAGAATCCCCTCTCTGGTGTTCAAGCAGGAAGGGGAAACTTTTGTATGCCTTCTAAGAGAGATCATTTTCTTAGAAGAGTCACAGAGCTAGGAGGCAGCTGTGTACAAATTTATATTGGCAAAAATAAAACTGTCTGCATGATTTATTTACAAACAGAAATAAAAAGAGGAGTCGCACCACCTCCTGTCCCTCAAGGCAGTGCGATCGTTTGCTAGGTGTAAGAAACAGTAAAAATTACACCTTCCTCTGGGGCTGCCACTGTTCTTCTTCGCCCCTGTTCTATAATAGTATCAATATAGATTTTATCTACCCCCCATGACAGCAATATTTAAACCAAAATGTATTGGCAAAGTGGCCGTAGATTCTGGAGTAATTTCTGTTATAGATGCAACACACATAAAAGTTAGTAAAGGTGGTGAAATTAATCTTCCTAGTTATAATTTGTATACATCTATAAATACGGAAATTGGTGATGGAGAGTACAACATCTACGAATGTCGAGATGACACAGGAGGACTTCGCAAAATCATTATTGATATCCAATAAAACGGCTGGAATAGATCCTAGAGAAGATTATAGAAAATGGTTACGTAGCACTCTTCATGATGTTTTAGATAAAGCTGTAGCTGGCGACGAAAAAGCAAAAAATTTTTTAAAAACTGCATTGGGATCTTTAATCTTGTGGTCTAAAGAAGAAGACATAAAAATTAATTTTGATCCTTGGATATGGCCTTATATTGATCTATTGGAATTGCAGAAAAAAAATCAAAATATTGATTGTTCCCCGTGTTCTGTAGAGAATTAACAGGTTCTATTTGTTTTTCTATTGTGGTGTAAAGATAACTTTACTCATTTGCCCCTCGACAAAAAATTTATAGGTAGTAAACTTGCGACGACGATAATTTTTCATTATGGAAGAGTTACTTAAAATTATTCAACATGATCCTGAACTATGGGAAATAGTTGAGAATGCAAAACATCCTGATCAGGAACCTATGGAATTTTTTGAAAGTGTTGGCAAAATGCTTGAATTAGAATTCGAAGAATTACATAGAACAGATTTAAAAGATAAACTTGCCGGTTTATTTGGTGGTTTACCTAAAAAAGCATACATAATGGCTCCCTATCTATTACATATAGCATTGGATATGTTTTTATTAAAAGCAAGTATGGATGAAAAATCAATAAAGGACTATTAAAATGCAATTTGGATACGTATTATGTAACCAGAATAGATCTAAGATCTTAACCCTAACAAAAGATAAACAAGTTAGAATGATAACCTCAAACAAAGAGAATATTGAAAAAGCTTTTTGTTTAAATAGTATGTCTGCTGTAAAATCTATTTACGAAAAGTTTAAAGAAAAAAAATTAGTAAAAGATTTAATAGTAGTAAATATACAAGAGTTCTACAGGGCGGATTGATGCTAAGGTTCGTATTTGATTGTGAAACTAACGGGTTACTACACGAATTAAATACAGTGCATTCTCTTGTATTAAGAGATATAGATTCGGGTGATGTTACTAGCTGTTCCGATCATGACGGATACGAACCAATAGTAAATGGATTATATATGTTGTCTCAAGCCGATCTGCTTGTAGGCCATAACGTAATTAACTTTGATTTTAGAGCTCTTAAAAAGGTATATCACAGCTTTAAATTAAAGAAAAATTGTAAAATAAATGATACTTTAATAGTAAGTCGAGTACTATGGCCTGAGTTAGAGCCAGTGGATGAAGCAAAATTTTCTCACATACCACGAAAGTACAGAGGTAAACACAGTCTTGCTGCATGGGGTGAAAGATTAAATGTAAAAAAAATTAATTTTGAAGGTGCAGACAAGTATGAAGAAAGGTGGGATATATGGTCTAAAGAGATGCAAAAGTATTGTGAGGGAGATACTTTAGTTTCTTTAGAACTTTTTAAATACTTTGAAACTCAAAGTCTTGATTCAAGATGTTATGACTTAGAGCATGATTTTGCGAGAATCATGGCTAGGCAGGAAGCTTTTGGATTTCCTTTTGATGAGAAAAAAGCATTTGCACTAGTTAATGAATTAAAAAAACAAAGAGCTGAGATAGATGATCAACTACAAAAAGTATTCCCGCCAATCTCAATAGAAAGGTTTTCTGAAAAAACGGGAAAACAATTAAAAACAAAAATTACTAAATTCAATCCAGCATCACGAAAACAAACATCTGAAAGACTAAAAGAAAAATATCCAGAGATTACATTTGATAAAACTGAAAAGGGTAATGTCAAATTAGATGATGATGTACTAGATGATTTAGGTAAAAAATATTCAGAAGCTGCACTATTATCTAAATACCAATTGCTTAATAAAAGGTTAGGACAAATATCTGAGGGTAAAGAAGCTTGGTTAAAGCATAGTCAAAGATATCATGACGGAAGGATACATGGTTCAGTAATAACTAATGCCTGTGTATCGGGACGATGTTCACATCGTAGTCCAAATCTTGCTCAGACACCTCGTGTTGGTCAACCCTATGGAGCCGAATGTAGAGCTTTATTCTATGCTCCTAATGGTTGGAGACAAGTAGGTTGTGATGCCTCTGGTCTTGAATTAAGAGCATTAGGTGCTCAGTTGGCATACTTTGATGGTGGAGAATATTCAAAATTAGTTAGTACGCCAGGTTTTGATATTCATACTCATAACGCCAAATTGTTTGGAATATATGATGGTCAAGAAAAAATAGAAAAACGGACAAGAGAATTAGCAAAAACACTAATTTACGCAGTTCTTTATGGTGGTGGTCCAAATCGTATAGGCTCAATCCTTGATTCAAGTTTAAAACAGCAAGATCGACAAGATATGGGAAGAGAAACAATTGACACTTTTTATAGAAATCTACCTGCTATAAAAAAATTGAAAGATAAAGTAGATGAGAAGGTAACTCAAAGAGGATATCTTATTGGGATTGATGGTAGACATTTACAAATCAGGTCAAGACATTCAGCTCTAAATCAATTACTTCAATCTACTGGAAGTCTTTGTGTAAAGAAAGCAACGTGTATTCTTTATGAAGATTGTAAAGATAATCATTTACATTGGGGAATCCATTATGCATTTGTAGCTCACATTCATGATGAGATACAAGCACTTGTAAAACCACAACACGTTAGCCTCTACAAAAAACTTGCAGTGGATTGCTTTCGAAAATCTGGAGAGTATTTTAAATTGCGATGTCCTTTAACAGGAGAGGTAAATGAGGGAAAAAATTGGCAGGAGACACATTAATTATTGTCACTTTCACCATGTTCTAATTTAAGAAATTCAACACATTTATTTATACAATCGTTGTCGTCACCTTGAATTGGACAAGATGATATACATTCAAAATACAAATCGATGGGATCTTTTGTTTTCATATCAACACTTTACATCACTACACATTAAAAATACATTGAGTACAATTTCTTAAAACACAAATTAATTATGTTTAACAAACTTCTTTTAGCAAGTGCTGCTTGCTGTACTTTGTCAACCCCTGCCTTTGCTGGCCTGTATTTAAATGGGGAATTTAATCAACAAAGCCAAGGGAAAGAGTGGAATGGCAATGCCATAGATCTTCATATCGGCTATGAAGGGACATTTGGGGAAAAAGGATCTTTCTATATCCAAGGAGGACCATACCTAGATAACCCTAAAGATGGGGACTCCGAAACAAGAGGATCTGGTAAAGTTGGTGCTGGTTATGAGTTAGCCGAGAATACAAATGTATATGGTGAACTTTCTGTTGTTACAAACGATACAACTGATAATAATTGGGGTACAAAGTTAGGGGTAAAATATAATTTTTAAATAACACCCTCAAACTCATAGGTCAGTGCTTTTTGTGCTGACCTTATTTACATTTAAAACCTATGTCTAATCAAGAGATTCAAGAATTAATTGATCAATCCATCGCAATAGCAATCAATAGGCATAATCGTAACGCTTCAATGATTAGTGCCACATTAGGATTTATATTTATGGGAGCTTTTGCAGACGGATTGTTTAGAGTCTTAGGAGTGATACCACCTTTCATGGACATAGACGTAAGTATTATTACTCAGCTTTCTGAAAAACTGTCCGTTTAAAACTTATTATTTTGAAGTTTTATAATCCGTTTGAATTTATCAAACTTTACATTTTTTTCTTTAATTAAACGGAAAAGATCCTGTAGCTCATTATTCTTTCCAGTCAGATCATCATATTGTGAAATCATAATAATACTTAATAGAATAAAATACTCTCTTGTCATATTAGGATAAATAAGTATAGTAGAACCGCCAGAGTAAAGTTTATGAAGCAGAATTTAAAACACAAAGAGAAGTTAGAAGACATGTCTAACGATGAACTACTTGAATTGCAGGATGGCTTTATTCAGCTAAGGTTACATGCAAACCGCTATCTCGAAAAGATTGCAAACATTGTGCATGCCCGTTTAGAACATCAAGTTAAATCATGAATTTAATCATCTGCTGTGCTGTATACAAAGGAGATACAGTCACTGATCGTGGTCTTAGAACCATGTCATTTGAAATCCCTGGGGTAGGTAAAAAACCTCTTAGTATTCCTATTAAGCTACTACCAAGTTTTGCTGCAGGAGAGACAACAGCTCCTAATGCTTTTGAAGAGGATACTAATATTCTTATCAATGGTCGTCTTTACCCAATGGATGGTGTCATGTACATTGTCCCAACCCAACCTTTAATTGGGGTAAATAAATCCATTAAGCTTAATCAACTATCACTAGCCGGTGGTGTTGGTTTTATTGGAAAACAAAAAAGAGAAGATGCATTTAATTTCGGATTAATGTGTCAGGCTCCACCTCAAAAAGGAATAGGACACACTTGGCAAGATAGCCTAGGTTTTCTTATAGAAAGCTGGGGAAATGATGCAGATAGAATGAAAAAATTCTTATTTGTAGGTCGTCAATTATCTTTAGGGGGTGTTTTAAAATTTGAAGCTTGGAAAGATAAAGAAGGAAAACTAAGATCAAATTACAAAGTAAAAATAAGATCTCAACAATATTCTTTCTTTGGTAAAAATCATAAGGAAGAAGAGATTATTAACAAGATTGACAAAGAAATTAAAGATCTTGTTTCAGATAAAAAAGACCCTGTTGCCGAAGATGTTCCATTTTGATATGGTATGTTCGATGACCTTAATAAAAACTTTACTTTCTTAAATTATGACTGTATTAGATCGTTTTAAAGATACTGATAAGTATCCTCGTCGCCTTAGAGAAAAATTTGCCACACTAATTGGACTCAGAGATGAGAAAGCATTATTTCTTAAAAAAGAAGAAATGGATCGTTGTGGTTGGCATGGCGATATTTCTGACTTCCCGAATGCTTCTGAAGAAGAATATGAATTTGGAGATGGCACTGTAAAAGATGGCATCATGTTTAAAACTCCACGTTTAATTATGCTTCGTGGAGCCCACAATACTGACCCAACATTTTTAGAAAGAAGTGATAAAGATCCTGTTACTGGAAGAAATAAAAGTACAATTATGGGTTTTTATGAAGATGCTAAATACCAATGGGATAATTGGAAAGAGGAACATAAAGGATCTCATAAGACTTCACCTTTTAAAGTAAGAAGAATTATGTTGGTTTATTTAGTTAATAAGGATGGTAAACCAGCCCATAACAAACCATTAGTTCTTTCATTAGGTGGTGGTGCCCAGAAAAACTTTGTAGAAAAATATTCTCAATTTCTAGAACAGCTAGAAAGTTCCTATGCAAAGGCTACAGGAGATACAAATGCTGAGGGATTTGGAGAAAAGATGTGTGCCTCTGTTATATGGACACCAACTTTTGGTGTTGTTAAATATGGGGAGTTTGATGCGAAAGTACTTTCACCTAATAAATGGGTTGAACCTACACCATCAACAATTGCTAATTTTTGGCCGAAAAAGGATGAGGACATAGATAACTATGAAAACATTCACGAATGCTTCCCTGTAGAGGCTTACGGTAAGAACTTCTTTAAACAGATGCAAGAGGAGGTAGGGATCAATGCATTAGCCCCTGGGGTTGATATAAGCACTGCTCCTGTTCTTCCAGCTGCTGACAATCTTGGCGAAAGAAACGTAGAAACTGGTGAATTAGTTGGTGGTTTAACTTAAAAAATTTAAAAATCTGATAAAGCGGATAACTTTCTCGTAATTTTATCCGCTTTTTTTATGAGCTTTTTTGCGGAGTCTCTATCCTCACAAGCAGTAGCTTTTTCTAAAATTTTTACAAGTTTAGATGTTTTTAATTCAACAGACAAATTAACCCTCGTAACTTTGTACTCGTACATTTTTATCATCGACCGCAAGACGTTTAACCAAAGCTCTTATCATTGCTTGTCTCTGCATGACTAGGTTTACTAATTGCTTTGATGCTATCTTTACACTTTTTATATCATTTAAATTTTCTATTTCATTTTTTACAACAGTAGCTGTAAACTCATCCTCTAGTGTTGGTGTACAATCTAAAGGATCTAGAGTTAATTCAATTAAATCAAAAGATGCCATAATTATGAGGATATATTTATTATTCTACGTTACATGTTGACAGAAACCGTACACAACTTACAATTTGACCAAAACACTTTACAATGGCTGACCCTTTAAGTTTTGTTCAATTACTTGAAAAAAGTAAAGAGATTGATGAAATCTTACAATCAACTAATGATGCTGAAGAAAAAGAAGAATTAGAATACATTTGGAATTGTCTGAAATCTAGAGAAGAATCAAAATTTGACGCAATAATTAGTGTCATAAAAGATTGTGATAAACAAATTTCTATACGAGAAAAAGAAATTTTAGAATTAAAAAAGAACCAAGATTATTGGAAAAGTAAAAGAAAAACTATTATTAATATCATTAAAAATGCTTACGAAAACAAATTAATAAGTTCTATGCCTACTGGAAATAAATATCAGGCAACAATAAAATCCGTTAAATCCAAATTAATTGATGATTTTGATAATTGGTCAAATGAAGAAAAAATTAAATTTGGTTTAGTAAAAGAGACTTTTTTAAAAAGAATATTTAATGGTGAAATGTTAAATAAATCACAAGAAAAATTACCTGATAAAGAGCACTTAAGAAGGGCATTAATCGAAAACCCAGCAGCTGCCCCCTCGAAGGCGAAATTAGTACAGAGAGTGTCACTGACATACAACTTAAGAAAAAGATTAAAAAAGGGTGTCTAATATTGAATTTACATTAACTACAACTAAAATAGTAAAAAAAAATCATGACAAAAAAAGAAAAATTTAACAAGTTTATTGAAGATGCAGCTGTAGAAACTGAATCTGTTTCAATTCAAAATATGTTAAAAAACTACAAACAAAATCTTAAAAAGGGAACTATCGAAAATTACCAACTTTTCGACAGATAAATCCAAAATACAGAGCGTCTATCCTAGACATACCTACTTGGAATAACATGTCTGGTCAAAAAAAACCAAAAGTATTTGGTGGCACCTCATTACCACTTGAATCTATTTTTTATGAGGGGTATGAGATTAAAAGTTTGAAACATGGAAATACAGGATTAGTTTTATATAAGTATCCAAATAAACTTTATAAATGGGAAGGTTGTTGGACTAGTTGTATAGAAAGTGCTAAAACAGGGGTAGAAAAATTCTTACAGCAAACCAAAAACAAAAAAACTTTTAAATAATGTTAACTATTGAAAGGTCACTGATGAGTAATTTAATGGATGATTTAGCTAAAGGTATTTATAAATATCTTTATGAATCTTCAACAGAATTTGAAGGTAATCATTTTGTGTTAGTTCCTATTACTGATGTTGTAAAAAAATTTCAAAGAAATCATAGAACTATTCAAAGAAGGATTGCTGCCTTAAAGGATGAAGGATTACTTATACCAGTGATAAAGAGACATACAATAACTCTTTATCAAATACTAAATCAGGAGGAATAATGACTACAGAAAAAAATCCACAACATGATCCTTATATAGAACATCTTGATTTTTTACTATCTTCTTTTACCGATAATGGTAGATCATTAAGAGGTTTTACTATAAATCCTCAAGAACTGGCAATAACAATGCTCACAGCTGGTCTTTTATCAAACTCTAAACTGATGATCAGTCCTGATGATGCAATTAAATCTGCTTTTGATATACATAAAAGAATTCAACACCATGTTGCTAAATATCAAAATATACAATTTGCTTCCAAAATTGAAGACTGTTTTGAGGAAAGACCGCCAGAAGTAGACCAAGATTAGGGGGCGATATCCTGTCAACAGCTGACTATTTATTCTTGGATTATCGTTCTAAAGGCGACACAAGAGTTACTATAAATGGGTCAAGGCACTATAAGACTCCTTATGGTGCTCTACCATCTGTAACCACAATCCTCTCAGCAACACAAGGCAATAAAGCAGCGTTAGAAAGATGGGCTAAAAAAAATCCCGGAGGTCGAGAAGCTGCAGCTGCGAGAGGAACAAAAGTTCATTCCTTAATGGAAGAATATTTACTGGGTATTGACAAAGAACCAGTCATTGAAGACAAAGAAATAGCTGAATATTGGGAAGGATTACCTAAGAATTTAAGTAAATTAAACAATGTTATCTGGGCAGAAAACCCAGCAAATGTTGACGATTATGCTTGGACTAAAGGTTCTGATGGTGTATCTCGTGTTTGGCATCCTGGTTTTAAAGAAGATGAGACATATGGATGGGCTGGAGCTCCAGACATTGTTGCTGAATATAAAGGCCAAATAGTATTAGGGGATTTAAAGACATCTACAAATCCTTATTGCTCAAAATGGCCTGACTCAAGTACACCAAAACATGAATATGGTAAGAAGAGATCTGGGTTTATGAAATATCAAAAATGTCAATTACAACTTGCTGCTTATGCGTTAGGACTTGAACACACAATTAATATAGTTCCCGATTTATGTATGACTTTCGTTGCTACAAGAGAGATATCTCAAGTTTTTGTAATTCAGAAACATACTATTGATAAATACAAGAAGAAATGGAAAGACATAGTTACAAAGTATTACGAAGAGGTTCTCCCTTCAAAAAAGAAGTCAGAGCTTGAAATGGAGGGGATAAATGGAGATAACACAGACACGTAATAGGTAGGTCTATGTAGCATAAATTAAAGGATATCAACACTAACTGTGGGGTACAAATCCTAAGAAAAAAGAAAATTTCCCTATATATAGGGGTTTCTTAGTCAAAAATAAGAGTTACTCTCATACTGTTAGACAAAAAATATTGAATAATGCCAACTGCACCCCAAGAACCAAATAATCATTTAAAAGCGGGAGAGATTAATTTTGACCTTATCCCAAAGGATTGGGCGTTAACTCCTCTGCAAGGTAAAAGAGCATATATAGCTGGTTGGACTACTCAACCCTACTCAGTGGAAGAAATAAAACGTGAGTTTGATCAGGGAAAGGCAACAGGAATTGGATTAATAACAGGTGTCTGGTCTAACAGTGGTGGATTGATATGGGTAGATATAGATGGATCAGAGGCTATAAAGGGTCTTGAGGAGCTCGCAGGGGCTCCTATATCGGCTGCTTTTCCTCCTACCCTCACCATATCTTCTGGTAAACCTGATAGGCAAAGAATGCTATTTAGCATTCCTTCAACAAAATTAAATCTTTTACCTGATAAAGCAACAATAAAAATAGGGATACCTGCTTTTGAAATTCTTTTTAGATCAAGGCAAGGAGCAATAATGGGTAGTCATCCTGATACTGATGGCTATTTTACAACTTCTCATGGTGGATTTGAATATGCAAAGAATCCTCCAGAAATCCCTGAATGGTTATATGAAGCAATAGCAAAATCTTACCCTACAACAAAATATAAAAAACCTATTAAGTCTGGGATTGTCACTCAACAAGTGAATCTTGATTATGAAGAAGGGTCAGAATATCAATTAGAGGAATGTGTCAATGAAGCCAAGATATATCTTGATCATTTAAATCCTGCAAGATCGGCAGACTATGACGACTGGTTAAAAGTAGGTATGAGTTTAAAACAAATAGATGAGAGTCTATTAGCTGACTGGATTGATTGGTCAAAGCAAGCAGAAAATTTTGAAGATGGTGTATGTGAAAGAAAGTGGGACACATTTGAAATTGTAAATGGTGGTCCTGCTCCAGAAAATCATTGTGGTTTACATCATCTTAGAGCAATGGCTAAAGAAGATGGTTATATAGATGTTGGAGGTTTTGTCGTTGAATCTCCAGAAAACTTGGCTAAAAAGGCAAAAAAAGCCTTTCAACAAGATAATGCAGAACTACCTATTCCTTTCGTAAATCAAGTATTAACAGAATTAATAGGTGAACCTTCGAATGTGGAAAGAAAAACAATTAGAGAAAATATAAATAGTAAAGGTAAACCAAAAACACCACCTGCTTCGGAATTAGCCGAAATGGTCACAGGTATGGTTATTGAATGTGGCTGGAGATATGACCCTAAATATGATACTTTCATGTTTTATCAACGTAAAAAAGGTACTTGGAGGAGAGAAGAATATAAAGATGAATATAAACATTTTGTTCAAGATTTATTTTTAAGAGAAAGTATTCCTACTCCTGGTGGTTTCACCTCTCATCTTTTATCTGATGTAACAAATTTAACAAAAGCCTATATTACTCAACCTTATTGGAATGACGATCCTGATAAATTAGCTTTTTTAAATGGGGTATTAGAAATGAGCACTGGAGAATTTTTACCTCATGACCAAGAAAATTATTTAACTTGGGGTCTTGACTTTGAATATGATCCTAATGCTGAGTCTGGTCCTATAATTCAATGGCTTAAGAAAACACAATATAATGATGAAGAAAGAGTACAGGTTTTGAGAGCTTGGCTTAAAGCTTGTCTTGTTGGTAAAGGTCATGAATTACAACGATTTTTAGAAGTCATCGGCCCTGGTGGTAGAGGGAAATCTACTTTTGCTAACCTATGCTGTGCTCTTATAGGTAATGGAAACTATGCCTCTACAACGCTTAATCAACTTGAACAAAGTCGTTTTGAAATAGCCTCAATAAAAGGAAAAAGGCTTACTTTGATAAATGACTCTGAACGATATGGAGGTTCCGCACAAATTTTTAAAGCTTTGACAGGAGGAGATAATTTAAGATTTGAAGAAAAAAATAAAAATGTTGGTGAACCTTTTGTTTATACAGGAATGGTTATGGTCTGTGCTAACGAACCTATTCAAACCACAGATAATACTTCTGGCCTTACTAGAAGAAGACTTACTGTTGAGTTTAATAGACCTTTATGGGACAAAAATTCTGAAGCAATAGAAATGATAAAGCTTGAGAACGGAGAAGTAAAAGGGTTATGGAAGTCTTATTTGCCAGGATTAGTAAATTGGGTGCTGCAAATGGAAACGAAACAAATGAGAGAATATCTTCTTGATACATATGAAAAAGTAACCCACCTCAAAGCGGTTAGAAATAATATTCTTCTTACAAGCAACAATCTAGTTGAATGGTTACAGTCTGAAGTAGTTCATTCTCCTGAATCAGTGTCTGCTGTAGGTAAAAAAATACCAGCTGCAAAAGATGCAAAAGAGAGATATGTAAACAGTAATTTCCATCTATATGCTTCTTATTGTTCATATTGTGAAGATACAGGATCAAAACCAGTAGGCCAAAAAAGGTTTATAGCTTTGTTATTAGATTGTTGCAAAAATCAACTTGGAATGAAGGAAATCTACAGTTTTAGTAAAAAAGGAAGACCATTTATTAAAGGATTAGTAATAAGAAATAGTGATCAAAAATATAAATCTTCAGAAACTATACTCCCAGAAAAGCAGACGTAGGAAGGGATATAAAAAAAACTGATACTATATATTATTTTTGTTAAGTAATATTAAGTAGTGTTACAAAATGTAACAAGTGTAAAATATAAAGAAGATATAAACAACCTAATGACAACAGTTACAGAATCAGGTGGTCGCCAGAATATTTACTCTGTTGAGCCTCGCACTCAAATAGATCCTAACTATGAAGGTTATCCGTTAGAAGCTGAAAAAGCAAACGGTAGATGGGCAATGATTGGTATTGTTGCTTTATTAGGTGCTTATACTACAACTGGTCAGATTATTCCTGGCATTTTCTAAATTACCCCCTTTATTATCATGACTCCTGAAGCAGAAAGATTTAATGGCTGGGCAGCAATGCTTGGTTTCGTTGCAGCAGTAGGTGCATATGCAACTACAGGTAACATAATTCCTGGCATATTCTAATGAATAACAAAGATATTTTTCTTAAAGCACAAGGCAGAGCAGCAATGATGGGATTCATCGTTATATGCACAGTTTATGGCTTTACAGGACAACTTATACCTGGATTTGTATAATGGACATTCAATCTTATTCTAAACCAATTGAAAAACAAAAAATAATTGCTGAGCGACTTAATGGTCAATTAGCAATGTTAGGTGTAATTGCAGCAGTAGGAGCTTATTTAACTACTGGTCAATTAATCCCTGGTTTTGTCTAATGATATTAGAAGATTCTTATCTAATATCTAATTTTTCTTCAATCCTATGGGTGTTTTATCCCATAGGTTGTTTAATTCTTATAGAATTAATTTTACGTGCCCTCGATGGTGACGATGATGATGACCAAAGTGGCGGTATCATGACTCCTATTTTTCAAAAAGCAAAATGAATCACCTTTATTTCACAGTTTTAATTTCTTTATACATTTTTAGTAATGTAGGATCTGTTGTATTTGCGTGAACAGAATTTTTTACAGCCCCTATTACTCGTTATATGAGTTTATTTTCTTTGTTATTGTAGGTACAATAGCAGGAATGTATGGTTTTTTAGAGGTATAAATATTTATTTTTTGTGTTTATGTTGAGGATAATCTTTAGCCATTGCTTTTTTAGATAAATTAAAAGTATCTCCACCACCTTCATGTCCATGAGCTATTCCTAATTCATGTAATCTTGAGTGTTCTTTAATTTCATCTCTTAAATTTTTACCACCTTTGCCAAAAGTCATATAAATTCCATAGATCAATAAAAGTAAAACCAGTAAACCAATGAATACAGCAAAAGCTGCACCTTGGCCTAAATTTCCGTGAGGAATGAGAGTTTCTTTGCATTTTTCAATTTTTTCTGCATCTACCCATGTACCAGGTAAAGTATACACTGGGGGACAAGATAAAAAATAATTCATAATTTTGATACCTTTAGTTCATTTAAGAGTTTTGTCCAAACACCTTGTGATGCTTTTTTAATTGATTTTTCTTCTTTAAACATATAAAGAAGTCTATGATTGGTTTTTTCAAGATCATAAAGATCAACCATCTTCTCATATAATATTTGACTTACTCTAAAATGAAAGGCTAAATGCCAGCAAATCACATTATTTAACACATAAATAACCTAAATATTTATATTCTAAACATATTTATATTTTTGTCTCTATTGTGGTTTTGTAGGCCATGTAATATTGTATGGATCTGTTTGTGTTTGTGGAATTTGTCTAAGATCATTTCTATAATTTTTCCAATCATCAGACAAAGTAAGATCACTGAAAGCTCGCCAATCAGTTTCTGCTAATAACTCATTCCTTTTTTTTCGTACAAGTTTCCATTCCTCGTCTGCAAGAGCAGATTGCTCCTCTGCAGTTGTAGCCTCTACTTTTACGTTATAAGCCTTACCACCTTCAAGATAAGCGTCTACTGAAGATAATTTTTGTGTTGGTGTTGTGAAACTGAGAGTTTCTATAAGTTCAACAGCATTGTTTTGTGTTAAAAAATCTGCATCAGGTCCAGCTGCAGTGAAGCTTGTGTTAGGAAACAATTCTCGGATAGTACCAGTGTTTTTTATTGTGGGTCCGCTAGGATCAATAACTGCGTATTTCATCATAATAAATAAATTCTTCGATATAACCTACCCTGATTTTAACATTAAAAAGCAATCAGATATTGATTAGTGTCACTCCCACGAAATCCCTGTCGAGTCCCACAAACACCTGGATTGGTCTGACTGCTAACACTTATTGTATGATTCTGTGTATTACTATACCAATCATTTCCCCAATAGCTGAAAAAAGTTTGTGATGGATTATTACCTCTCCAAGAATCACTTTTACCATTACCAGGAGATAAAGTACCATAAAAAGAACAAAGAACTTGAGTATCATTATCTGAATCTCTATTAATACCCCAAATTACAAACTTATCTGGAACGTGACTAATAGAACTATTAGCCTTATAAGTATTACTACTTGAACTCATAAGGCCACTATATCCTGCAGTGAAATTTTCAACAGAATTACTACCAAACACACTGTCATTACCTGCCCAGTTAGCATTATTTAAGTTGTAATTATCTAAATCTTTAATAATATTGTAAATAGTTTTCGTTGTTGTAGAAACTAAATCATAAACAATATAGTGAACCCAGTTTGTAGGTGCTAAGCCACCTCCACTCCAATTATCTACTAAAGCTATTTTGGTTATTCCTGTCATAGTAAAAAATGCATCATATAAACCCGTGCCATCTGCTGGTGCTGTCCTGTTATTAGCACCAGTACTGGATGCAGTTATACTTCTAAAATTACTCGATCCCACATAACCAAAATTTGCACTGTTGCCAGTAGTATTTTTGTCACCAGCTGTACTCATCAAAATTTGCCAGCCATCATCACCTGAACCACCAGCACCACGGAGTCTGTGGTGTATCGTCATGAAAGATCCCCCACTGTTGCACCATAGTAGTAATTTCCATCATACCAAAGTTCTATAGCAGTGGGAGTTGCACCACCAAGAGTAGGAGCTGATCCACCAGCCCATCTCATAGTCGGCCATGTAATACTGTAACCAGAGGAAGTAGCTGTAATTACAACAAGAAATGATTGACCAGTAGCCATACTTAGAGTTATCGTACAGTTTTGTCCCAGAGTTAGATACTGTATTCCACCAGTCCCCGGACTTAAAGTAGCGGCCGAACCTAAAGTGGCTGTAACGACTTTTTCTAATATAGAAGCATTAAAAGTAGCCCAACCATTAAAATTAACATCACCTGTGAATGTGTCTGCATACTCTAATTGACCTACAGCTGTATTTCCACTGCCTGTAATGCTCTTTACCTGTAAAAACTTATTAGCTGTTATATTATTATCTGGCAAAATCATTGTATAAGACTGACCAGCACTATGATCAGGGGATTTTATTTTTACTCCATGACTATTTACATGACAATTTAATTGTAAACAACCTTCATAACTACTGCCATCACCTTTTATCTCTACTGCTCCTGAGCCATTGGGAGCAAGTTTTATATTTCCATTTGATGTAGATGTAACTATTTCACTCGTTAGTACATCCAAATTTCCCCCTAGTTCTGGACTAGTATCTTCTACAACATTACTAATACCACTTGAAGGTAAGTTTGTTAAGTTCGCTCCCGATATTGCTGGTAAAGTCGCTGGGAATCTAGCATCAGGTATTGTTCCGGATGTTAAATTAGTTGCACTTAAATTTGAAAGGTCTACAGGTAAGTTAGTTAAGTTAGCTCCACTTATTGCAGGTAGTGTACCTGTTAAATTGGCTGCTGGTAGTGATGTTAAATTAGCCCCACTTATTGCAGGTAATGTACCTGTTAAATTGGCTGCTGGTAGTGATGTTAAATTAGATCCGTTTATCGCAGGTAGTGTACCTGTTAAATTGGCTGCTGGAAGTGATGTTAAATTAGCACCTGATATAGCAGGTAAAACTGCAGGGAATCTAGCATCTGGTACTGTACCAGAACTTAAATTATTAGCATTTACACCCTGTACTGATAAATCTACTAACTGTGCCTTAGTTTGTGTCATTTATTATTAAAAACTTGATTATTAAATCAATTTTACGATGACTTTATTTACGAAATCTTACTGTTTCCATCATTGGTTTACCTAATTCCTGTTCGTATTCTCTTTCTATTTCAAAATCATCAACGTCTGTTCCCGCTTGACTATATTTATTCATTCCTTTTACAAATCCTGATAAGAAGGTCTTACCTCCTCCATTTGCCATCACTGTAGGAAAATCGTTATCACCCATTTTAAACTCCTAAATTATTTAAAAATTTTGCAACCTGTACTTGGATAGAGCCTTTAGGTTTTTTAAGTCTAATTCTAAAATCTTTTCTTCCATCACTTGGAAATTCGTCATCAAGAATAAGTTGTGAAGGACTTATTCTAATTGGAACTGCAGTATCTCCATATCCTGTATCTGTTTCACTTCTACTTGTAACATAAACATCAGGTTCACCTGCACTTTTAAGCACTCCCGTATTCGATATATTTTCTGCTGCTTGCCTACTAGTGTGATGGTAAACAGTTACTGTTCCATCTGGATTAAGAGGTAAACCTGTATTTTCGTCTATTTTTATTTTATTCATTTACCCATCCTATTTAAAAAATCAGCAACTCTATCACCAACTGGAGTCTCTTGTGATATTGCGTTCATGGGATTAGTTTTTTCGGCCGCCCTTTTATTTGCTTGAAAATAAGGAGCACTAACCATATTCCCTTGATTCATAGTATCTTGTTGTCTTAATTTTGGATCTGACATTAGAGAACTTTGATCAAATCCAGCCTGCATTGAGTATCCCGGCATTTATCTTAGTAAAAGTTGCTGTTTTAATAATATCACCGACGAGACTTTGAGACTAGGTATATGAGTGTATACCTTTTTTAAACAGTCATCTACCTAACCCAAACTTTTGAAAAACTTTTTCCGCATTTTTTATCGAAAAATATTGGTAGGGTTAGTGCAAATATTTGTACTTTGCATTTAAAATAGATTTATATGACTGAGGTTTACTATGAACACCCAAGTTCCTAAAAAATAATGACATTTTACTTACCTTCATGTATGCGGTGGTTAGGTAAGTGAGTGTATATAAAATTAAACAGTCATGTACCTAACCTCATCTTCTATAGAAGTAATATAAATAGCTAAAATTTTTTGGTATTTGGGTGTTCAATGATTGCCATTGCTATCAAAGGGATGTATTCTTACGAGTACACCTACCCCCTACTTTGCATGAAAAATAGTGATGCATTTTTATATAAGAATTTGACTGCATATGATCAAATATTATTTGTAAGAGCTTTTCAAACAGCTTTAGAACACTTTGGTAAAGAATCTTGTTGGTGTTTGACGAAGATGAATAATGCTGGATTTAAAGGTTTTACTACAAGTAAAAAAACAAAACTCATGTATAAAGGACATGATGCAAGACCTTTAATATTAAA